CTGCGTGAGCGACTGGTACCCCTCGGCGTCGTAGGACAGGCTGATGGAGGTCGAAGTTACGCTGGAGTCGTGCTTGCTGTAGGCTATCGTCTTCTTTTTGCCCGTGTGCTTCGTCGCGACTATCTTGTACTCGGTCCAGAGCCGCTCGGCCAGGCCGTTTCCCGCGTCGGTGGTGATGGTGCACGACGCCGTGCCCGTGGACGAGTTGAACGAGATGGCCGAGACGCTCGGCGCCTTCGGCTTCTTGAATTCGAGCTTCGCGGTCCTGGAAGGCCCCGCGCCGAAGGCGTTGTATGGGCTGATCTTGCACCTGACCTCCTTGAGCTTCTTCTTGCCCTTGCTCGGGTAGAAGTCCGACCGCTTGAGCGTCTTCTTGTCGCCCTTGAAGTTCGCGAGGTCGACCGCGTACGATGCGAGGGACGTGCCCCGCTTCGCCGTGAGCGTGGCAAAGGCCTTGCCGTCGTCGTCGACGAGCGTCCACACGACGTTCACGCCGCCGGCCCTGTGGCCGCCCTTGCCCGTCCCCGTCTCGGTGAGCTTCGACGGCACCTTCCACGTCATGTCCACGACGCGGCTGCCCTTGTCGCGGCGCTTGAGCGTGGGGGCCGTGAGCTCAGTCTCGGGCTTGCCCACGACCTCGACGCTGTGGTACTTCCACGTGGCCGTGTTGGGCCCGCCCGCCGTGTCGCACGCGTAAACGCAGCCCGACTTCGTGTTGAGGTAGGTGTCGTTGCGCTTGGCCTTCGCGACGTCCGATTTCAGGAACTTGTGGGCCGTCGTGTCGGTGCCGTATATCTTTACGCCCTTGTACCTTGTCATGCTACATCGCCCCCGCCATCCTGTAGAGCCTTACGTTGCGCGCCACGTCGCGGGCCATCTGCTCGGCGTCCGCCGACGCGTCGTACGCGAGGTTGACCGTTATTCCTCCTCGCGCCGTTCCGATGATCGGGGCGAGCATTTGCGCTATCGTCATGGCATACGGAGCGAGGTACTTCCTGTTCTCGATGGGAACGACCGAATAGGTCCCGTCTGCATGCCTCTGCACCCACTCGCGGCCATCCTCGCCGACAACATGGGTTACGCCGTTTCTGTCGCGCCCTAAAACCATGGGGCCGTTCGTGATGAAGCCGCCGGAAGCGTGGAGGCTGAAGAAGCCCCCCGCCGCCTCGTGGCCCTCGTCGCCCCCGTCGCTGCTGTTGTGGACTCGCCTGTAGACGTCTATGTAGGTTGTCTTCGACGGGAAGCTCGTGTCTTTCCAGTTCTTGGCTGCGGTCGCGAAGTCGCTGGTGTTTACGTTTACCGACGTTTTCTTCGGCTTAAGCGTAGAGCCGTTCCATACGTACACCTTCTTCTGCGCGTCGACGAGCTCTGCGCTCTTGACTTCCGCTTTCGACTTCTGGTCGATTAGCTTCGTTCCGTTCCACTTGAGGATGCGTCCTTGCGAGTCTATGACTTGCCCATCGTTGACGGTGATCTTCGCGAATTTCTCGTTGAGCTCGATGCTGTTGTAGTTCGCGAGCTCTTCCTTCGATATGTCGAGGGCCGCCTTCACGTTCTCGAGGCTAACCTCGAGCCCTTGGGCGCCGTTGTCGACCGCCGACTTGATGCTGTCGTAGCTCGACTGGAAGTTGGCAACCTGGTTCTCCAGGCTCTCGCGCGTGCCGTCCTCGGCAGCGACGATGTTGTTCTGCAACCGGGTGGACCACTCCTCAATCTTCCCATTGTCGTTGCTCGCTATCGCCGCTTCGAGGCCCTCGGTGTTCTTCACGGTCGCAACCGTGTTCATGTAGTTGTTGCTTGCTTCTTCGACTTGCTTTGACGCATCGTACGCCGCGTCCGCCGCGCCGTCGGCGGCGTAGCCGAGCTGTCCGTACGAATAGACTCCGTAGCTGATGGCTTCGGGAGTGGCCGCGAACGCGTCGATGTTGCTTTGGTACGCGTTTTGGAAATCGATTTGCGCCTGGGTGCTCTTGCTCGTCGCCTCCTCTTGGACTTTCTGGGCGTCCGCGAGGGCCTGGGCGTACTTCTCCTGGTTCGCTATGGCCTGGGTGTACGTTTCCTCGTTCGCCTCGAGGAGCATCTGGGCCTTTCGCTTCTCGAGCGACTGGTCGGCAGCTTCGCCCAGCAGACCGTACGAGTCGATTAGCTCGTACACCTTGTCCTTCTCGATTCCCATGGATTCGGCTAGCTCGCCGATTATGACCTGGGCGCGGTCCTCGTAACCTTGCTTGACCTGCCCGTTGGAATCGATCAACCCGTTGTACTCCTCCTTGAGCGCCTGCAGGTGCGCGCTTTCGGACTCGATGCTCGCGAACTGCTCGTCGCGCTTGGTCGCAACCTGAGTGTAGGAATCGGAGAGCTGCTTCACGGAATCGAGCGTTTTCTGCTGCTCCTCGGTCAGCCCCGCCGCCTCGTAAGCGGCGTCGTTCATGTGCTGGTTGTAGGCTTGGAGGGCGACTATGGCGATACCCGTCCCCGCGACGAGGCCGACCGCCCCGGTCGTCACGCCGGCAAGGGCGCCGCCGAAGCCCTGCATCGCGCCAGACCCCGCGAGTCCCACCGCCTCCATCTTGCCGCCGGTCTTGACGAGGGTCTCGCCAACCGTGTTCAGCTTTCCCGTGAGGGTGCCGAGGCCTCCGAAGATATCTCCGAATATCGCCTTGCCGCCCTTGAAAAGCTTGAACGCCCCCCATGCCTTGATGGCTGTGGGGGCTATCTCGGCCGCTGCGTCTACGACGTCCTTTATCGTGTCCCTGTTCTCGTTGAGGAACACGGACACTTCCTTGGCGTCTTCGGCGAAGACCTTCGCGACCTCGCCGATTTTGCTGCTGAAGTAGTTGATCGCGCCGCTTATGTTCTCCTGGCCGAACGCGTTTATGACGTTCGCCACCCCGCGCACGACCGCTGTGTTCATGTTTGCCATCGCGGTGTCGATGCCCGTCGTGGCGTCCTTGGCCTGCTGCGAGAAGCTCGAGAGTCCGTTGACGCCCTTCTTGTCGAGCTTCATGATCTCGCCGATGAACTCGTCCATCGAGATGTTCTTGAGGTAGTTCGCGTCCTTCGTCGCTTGCCTGAGACCCGCTCCGAGCTGCTCGGTCGTCATGCCCATCGACTTGGCGACCTGCTTGAGCTGCGCCGGCATGGCCTGTTGGAGCGTGCGCCATTCCATGGTGTCCATCTTGCCCTTGGTGTAGGCCTGGGAGAGCTGCTCAAGCGCCGAAGCCTGCATTTGCGCCCCGGAGCCGCCCGCGAGGATGGCGTCGTTGACCGCCAGGAACATGTCGGCGGACTTCTCCACGTCGCCGTTGAAGCTCGTGAACCTCTGAACGGCGGAAACGCCCGAGTCGAGCGCGGTCGGCAATCCGGTCAGCCCGTCGGAAATCTTGTTTATGGCGGATTCGGCCTTGTCGGCCTCCACGCCGAGGTTGCTCATGACCTTCGGGAAGTTCGCCATGGTGTCGACGCGCTGGACCGCACGCCCTATGGAGGAGGTCACCGCGTCGAGCGCCTTGGTGGTGACCGACGAGGCCACGCCCATTATGGCGCCGCTCTTCGCCATGCCGCCGGCAAAGCCCGTCGCGGCCTTTTGCCCTAGCTTGTTGCCGGCAGACGACGTGTCTATGCCGGACAACCCCGATTCGACGGCCTTGCCGAACCCTTGCATGGACGGCATGACCGATATGTAGGCAGTTCCGAGGTTAGCCATCGGTTTCGCCCCCGTTCATTCCAAAGGCCCTGTCGACCGCCGACCTGTTGGCTTCGAACCTGACGCTCATCAAGGCCTTGTCTCTCTCTTGCCCCGGATACGGCATCGGGCTTGGGGCTTCCTCGCCCTCGTAGTTGACGAACCCCCATCTGAGCAGCCCGATGTTCTGCTCTATGCGCCAGAGCGCCCACATCTCCTCGCTCCATTCGTCGTGCGGGTCGTTTAGCGCCTTGCATCGCGATCCCTTCGGCAATTGGGCGGCTAGGCACGCGGCATGGGCGCACGAGTAGTCGGCGCCCATCCGCTCAAGGTCGAGGTGGTAGTATTGCGCGAGGTCGGCTTCCAGCTCGTCGTGGTGTTTCACGTCCAGCCACGCGAGCTCTCTTAGTTTTTTGCTTTCCTGCTCTCGTCGAAGGCGGCGTTCACGAGGGACACCATCGTGTCGTACTTGCCGTCGAGCTGCTTGCTGTAATCGACGTCGCGCCCTGCGAAGATGCGGCTTACGGCCAGGTAAAAGGCGCTCCCGCCCAACGCGAGCTGCTTGTTCGTCTCGTAGCTCTCGAGCTCCGATTTGACGGCCTCGAACTTCTTGCCCTCGAATTCGAACTCGATGACCTCGACCTTAGCGGATTGCGCCATGCTACGCCTCCGTCTCGGTCGACTCGAACAGGTCCACGAAGTACCCGTTCGTCGTCGTGGAGCGAAGCACCTGGTACGTCGCGTTCCACGCGAGGACGTTCGAGCTGTTTGTCGTGAGGTCGCCGATGCTCGTGCGCTTCGCCTTCTCGGCGTAACGCACCCACTTGCGCCCGTTCTTGAGCAGGAAGAGCCACGCGTAGGAATAAGAGCCGGGTTCCTTGCCCGTGTGGTTGACCTTCAGGACCCCGCTCTCGTCCGTCACGGCATCGTCTCCGTAGATGGACCGGAACGTGAGCGCCTTCGTCTCCGCGAACGAGCAGGAGAACGTCTCGCCGTAGCTGCTCTGGCTCGTGTCCATGACGTCGCCGTTCTTGTCGCGGAACTCCTGGACATCCGCCGTGGTGGCGAACGTCTCGCCGTCCTCCGTGATGTAGCCCATGCACTTCCACAGCTCGCTCTTCTCGTAGTACGTCGAAAGCGATGCCGTGGCGGGGCTAGCCACCTCGGTGTACACGTAGGGGCTCGCCGACGTCCCGCTGCCCGAGCGAGTGTAGTAGGTCTTCGAGGGGTCGACCTCGGTGTCCTCGGTCAGCGCGTATACGGGGTCGGGCGTCCACTCGGGGGAGTCGGGTAGAGTCGTGCCTACCGGGGCACAGTAGCAGTATCCGCCAACGACGCCCTTCGCCGCGCTGACGTTGGCCTCTGCGTTGCTTGTGAATTCAGACATCTCGTGTCCTCCTTATTCGTTGTACGTGACCGCCACTGTGGCTTGCCACCTCTTGCGGTCCTTCACGTCGGGGTCGTCCAGGCGGTATGGCCCGTTTTCGGGACTGCACCCCGTTATGTTCGGTTCTGCGGCCATCAAGCCGCCCGAGCCCTCGTGCTTTCCCCTGCCGAGGATTGCGTCGACGGCTTCCGAGCACAAGGCGCTCGCCTTGCCCCGCGTCTCCGCCCACGCTTGGACGGTCAGCATCGCCCTTCCGCGGAATCTCGACGATCCGTAAAGCGTGCTGCGCCTCAAAGTGACCAAGGAAGCCGGTATCTCGTCGGGCACGTAGAACTCGCATGCGAATCCCCTGCTTCTGAGGTAGTCCCTTGCTATGCGCTCGATGTCCACCGTCATACCCCCGCAGCGTTCTGGAGAATGCCATGCTTGGCTTCGGCGTAGAAGGCGTGAGGATTGCTCGTCTGAACGCGGACGCCCGCCCGCTCGCTCGTGGTGAACTCGTGCATGGAGTACGGTTCGAGGTCGAGCGGCGTCCCCTTGTCTTCGGAGATCGTCGATTCCGCGCTCCCCTTGATGGAGCTCGCCTGCTCTTTCAGCAGCTCCCGCATGTCCCCTGACTTCATGACCTCGAAGTATCCTCCTGGGTTGTGCACGAATTCGACCTTAGCCATCTTTCCTCCCCGCCTCTAGCGTCGTGTTCCACCTCGTTGGCATGGACGGCGCGTAGTTCGGCGAGCCGACGATCCAGTAGGCGTCATCCTCGGTTTGCCCTCTTCCGGTCAACGCTATGCGGCATCCCTTCAGCGCGTCGCGCCCGAGCCCGGCCATGTATTCGTCGGGAAGCTGTATGCGGGCGTAGACCCTCATACCGCCCGGCCTGTCGATGTCGACCAGGCTAGTTCCCGCAAGCTCGTAAACGAGCGCGCCGTCGATGGCCTCCGGCCGCCATGTCGTGACGGGGTCGCCGTATTCGTCCTCGCCGTCGTTCGATGGGAAGAAGATCGTCACGGTTTCTCCGCTAGCCACAGTCGCACCACGGCTCGCCGAGCCACCCTATGCTCTGGCCGGAAAGCCCGAGCGCCCTCCATTCCTTGTCGAGCAGCAGGTCGTTTCCGTTGCCGCCGACATAGGAGTAGTCCCAGCTGTGGTCGCCGACGCTCTGCGAGAACGATTTCAGGCCATCTTGCGAGACTCCGTCAACCGACGGCTTTGGGCACATCCTGAACACGGCGGAGCATTCGATTCGCCTGACCAGCCCTTCGCGGCTCGATACGAGGTCTTCGTAAGTGGTCCCCCGGTCGACGCACCGCGAGGATATCTCCGCCGCGACGTCGTCTAAAAACGCCTCCACGGTCTGCCTCGTCGCAGTCGAGGCGGGATGCCTGCTCATGAAGTCCTCGTACGTAGCCGTAGCCATCTACATCACCGGCGCCTCGTCGATGAGCTTCTGAATCTGGGCCTTTGTCGCGCCCTTTGGCACGTCGATGCCCAGCTCCTCGGCTTCCTCGACGAGCTCGGCACGTGTCTTGGCGTCCGCGCCGACGACCTTCCGCTGAACTTCGGGGACGGCGGGGGCCGACTTCGGCTTCGCGGGGGTCTTGGGCGTTTTCGCGAGTCCAACGAAAGTGCTCATGTCCGCTCCTTAAGCTTTGTGCGACAGGTAGATGCCCGTCGCCTTGTTGTCGTAGAGCAGCAGGTCGTGGTAGATGCGGTACTGCCACTTGTGCGCGTCGTCCGTCTGGTTGACACCCGGCGCGAAGTAGCGCAGCGGGTTGTGCTTCACGACGGCCTCGCCCACGTTCGGGTTGACGATCATGAAGTTGGTGTCCTTGCCGGCTTCCTGGACCTTCTCGTAGTAAGTCGAAATGCTCGCATCGGAGGGGGACTGAACCGCGGTGTAAACTCCCCCGCTCACGGTGTAGTAGGTTTTGCCCGCCACGCAGGAGGCGTCCGTGGTCTTCTCGTACTTCTCGGTCGCCTTCTGGTAGCCGCCGTCTTCCTCGCCGGAGGTCACGCCGTCGAGCAGTTCGATGCCCGTGTAGAAGCGCACGCCCGGCACCGTCACGATCTTCATTTCGTCGAACGCCTGGAAGTTGGTGTTCGGGGCCTCGCCGGGACGCAGGTAGAAGCTATCCGCGGCCGACTTGCGCAGCAGCGTCTTCATGCCCGCCGAGCAGTAGAACACGCAGTCCTGCAACGCGCTGCCGTAGTCCTGGATGAACTCCTCGGCCAGCAGCACGGCATCATACGCCGCAGCGGGGGTCGCGTAGGTCGCGGGCGTGGCCGTGCCCTCTCCAGTGGCCTTGGCGGCCAGCTTGGCGAAGCGGATGGCGTCCACCTCGGGGATGACCTTCTCGCGCGCGAACTGCCCCATGGCGTTCGCGGTCACGATGCCCAGGCGCTCCTCGTCATCCATGGAGTCGATGTCGAACTCGCGGTCGCGGTCGTATTCGAGCTTCATGGTCTCCCACGTGAGGTTCAGGTCGCCCTTGTTGAAGCCGCCGCCGCGCACGTGGTCAGCGAGGCCGCTCATGGTCATCTTGGCGATTTTGATCTCGCCGTTGCCGGACAGCTCGCCCAGCAGCTCGGAGTTGATGTTCAGGTCGCTCGTGAGCGTGCCCTGGCGCACCATCTCGTCGAGGCGGTTGGTATAGGCAACCGCTTTGGTGGAAAGGTTGTTTGCCATTATGATTGCTCCTTAGTACTTGAACGCGCGCTCCTCGCGCTCGCTCAGCTTGTTCTCGTCGTCGGGCGCGGGCGTCGCTCCGCCCGCGTTCGTCTGAGGCACCTTCGGCTTCTGGGATTCCATGAAGTCCTTGAGGGCCTGCGCCGATGCGCGCAGCTCGTCCTCGTCGGCGCCGCTTATGAGGTTCCGGGGCACGCCCTCCTCGTCGGCCACCTTCGCCACGAGCGCCGCATGGACCGCGTCGGCTTCGAGCTTCGCGGCCTTCGCCTCTGCGGCCTCGGCGCGCTCGATCGCGGCCTTCGCCGCATCGTTCGCCTTCTCGAGTTCCGACTTCTGCGCCGCTTCCAGCTCGTCGAGCTTCGCGGCCTTCGCCTTGAAGTCCTCGTAGTCGGCAAACTTCGCGAGTTCCTCGGCGTGCTTCTTGCGCTCGTTGCGCAGGCGTTCGCCGATAGCGGCCTCCATGTCCGCTTGCGTGAACGTGCGCGGAGGCTCCGCCTGGGTCGGTTCGGTCGTGGTCGGTTCGGTGATGTTGGCTTCCGTCATGGATGCGCCCCTTTCTGCCCGCCTTTGGCGGTCGTCAGCTTTACGCCCGTGTCTTTCCACGTCGTCTGTCGCGGCACGACGCCCCGCGCGGCTATCCGCGTACAACGCCCACGGCGGCTAGCTTGATTTTTGAATGAGGGGATGTCGCATGTTGTCGCATGCTTCAGGGCATGAAAAAAGCCGCCCCGAAGGACGGCTTCTGTGATGATCGCGTTTTGTCAGGCTTAGCGGATGCCTAGCGATTTCAAGATATCGTCGGCCCTCTTCGACATGCCGGCGTCTGCTCCTTGCCGGTGCTGGCGAGCGGCCGGGGAACCAGCGCGAGCGGTGGACCCGCCTTGGCTCGCCATGCCCTTCTTCGAGCCTTTCGTGTTGCCGAGCAGCGCGTTCATCTCCTGCACGGTGCGGTTGCGAACGTAGGTGGACCAGTCGCCCGGATGCTCTTTCACAGCGCCCGTGCGGTCTTTCGTTCGCTTGACGTACTTTGCGCGCTCCTCGTCGCTCATTGCCTCCCACTCGTCGCGGAACTTCTCGTTGCGCGTGGCCTCGTCGTAAATGTCGTAGTATTCCCTCGGGTCGTAGCCATCAAGCGCGGGATTATCCCTGTCGAAATCGACGACCTTCGTGCATTTGCACCCGTCATGGCGCATTGCGTCGATCGCCTTATCCGAATTCGTGAACCCGCGGGACCCGAGCAGCACGCACCACCCGCATGCGCCGGCGTGGGGCACGAGCGCCACCTTCGGATGCGCGGGGTCCGCGTTGGCGAGCGCATGCAGCGTCGAGTCGGCCATGCCCATGGTTCTCTTCGTCGTCAACCCCTGCATTGCCGATGAGAAGGCGTCTACTGCCACCTCGCCCGAGTACAGCCCGCCGACTTCGCGCCTAACGTCGGCCACGGCCTCCTGGCCCACTTCCTCGAACTCGTCGGTCGGCAGGTATGCGTAGAACGGCGTATCGACTTCCTGCGCCTCGCGCACATCCGTGTAGAACTCCAACGCCACCTGCGCAGCCCGCTGGCCGTAGAGCCGCACGAGCGCCGGGTACGCCTCGAGCAGCGCGTCGCGGATGCTGTCCACGTCGGACGGGTCGAGCGCCGATATGATCGCGGCGAGCGCGGCGCGGGCCTGCCGGTCGTTCTCTGTGAGCGCCGTGTTGTAGGCGTCGTATAGCTCGGTGGGTATCATGGGCTACCAGGTCTCGCCGCGCGCCCTCTTGGCCTCGCAGTAAGCGCTCCACGCCTCCTTGCCGTAGCCCATGTTGTTGTCGAGGTACATATCCTCCATGCTGCGCTGCTGTTCGGCTGTCATGGAGTTGTACGACTTTAAGCTATCGGAATACGAACGTCCCGTGATTATCGAATCTGCAACGACGATTGGAATTTTCGAATTATCTGACATGTCAAACCCCTTCTACCATGTTTCGACCTGATCGGACACGGTTACAGCCGTCCTGTCGAGAATAACGTAGTATCCTGCGCCGTCGCTAATCACATTATACCCTTTCCACAACGCGTAGATGCTCTTGGCGGCCTCGTTCTTGAAGCCGTAACCGCTCTTGTCTCCGAATGCCTTTTGAATCGTCTTCGATTCTTTCCAAACCATGCGTTCGAGCGATGTTTCCGAAACGCTCTTCGCGTTCTGGTTGAACTTCGCGCGTATCATGGCGCTGTGGCCGGGCTTAGACGAGCCATAACCCTTCGAATCCGATTTCGAGTCTGCAAAGTACGACCCTGCGCCGTGGTAGCCGCGCCCCGTCGCGAAATACTCGCCGCTCATGAACCTGTCGGCTCTCGCCTGCGCGCTATCCGTCCCGTCCGAACTGGTCTTGACCGTTCTGTAGATGGTGTCGCCGTCCATCTGCCTGAAGTGCTGGTCACTGACTATATTCGGCTTGCCGTTCGCCCCCGTATCGTAAACGAATCGCTGGAAATCGGCTGCGGACCTGTCGGTTACTGACCAGTTGCCCACCGACAAGCTATCCAAGTGTTGGCCGCTCGAATCAAGTGCTGCGTCCGTGACGTTCTTCCTTAATCCAGAAACGTAAGAAGCGACCTGGGCATCCGTCATGCTGCGAACGTTCACCAGCCTGTGCGACATGCCCGTTACGTCGGGGCCGAACCGCTCGCCCGTCGTATCGGAGGTGGACATGACGCCGCCGTGCCTGGCTTGCCGCGCCTGTTGGACCTGTTGCGCCTGAACGTTCGATGCCCCGCCGCTCAACGTCCTCGTTTTCACGTTCTGCCCCGTTGGCTTAGGCTTCGTTGTCTTCGGCATTTCCAAACCTCGCTATCTGCCAATCCGAGTACCTGACCACCTCGACGCCGCCGAAATCGAAATCGGCCTTGCCCACAAGCAGTACGCGCTTGGGGTCCACTACTTCGAGCGCCTTCGCCATCCCGCGTGCGAACAGCAGCTTGCCGAACTTGCTCTTCTGCGTGCCCTTCGCGCAGACTGCAACGGTCCCGCCCTTCGGCACGTACTTGAAGCAGTACTCGAAGCTGGGCTCGTCGCTCCACTGAAGCGTGGGGATGACGGTCAATCCCTGCGATTGCCACCACGCGCCGAGCGCATAGCTCCTGTAGTTGTTCCAGCGTTTCAGCTCGTCGGGAAAGTCGAGGTACAGCGAGAAGTCTGGCGTGCAGACGCATCTGGCGTTTCGAAGGTACCCATAGCGCGTCGGGAAGCGCCAAACCCGCTCGAACTGGTAGTCGTCGATGAAGAAGTGGACGCACGCATCCCCGATGTAGCTCGATTTCGCGTAGTTGAAGCCGAGCATGCGGCGCGGCAAAACGTCCACCGGCTCGAGCTTCGGCTCGCATTCGAGTATGTCCATGTTGTACAGCTCCACGCTGCGCATGCGCTGGTTCATCGGCGTTCACCGCACCCGGGCCAGTCCCGCTTGTCGCACCGCTCGCAGACCGATTCGTCGACTTGCTCGTACCTACGCACGCAGTACCAATGGCCGTCCTTGGCCATCGCGAACATGGCCCCGCACTCGCCATATCTCGGGCGTTTGTACTGCGGGTCTTTCACGCTCCTAATCAGCATTCGCGGCCTCCTGGATAGAATGCCCGCTTACTTTGCCGTCGTCTTCCGCGTCGGAGAGCAGCGTTTCGGCCTCCTCGTCCGGCACGCCGATGTACTGCAGCATCCTCATGGCGTTAGACCTCGTTAGCTGGCCTCGACCGAACTGCCCGAGCACGCTCGTTATCTCGTACATCGTCGCCCGCCGCGTCGGTTCGTCCTGCGGTCCTTTCTCTGGCGTACCCCCTGCGACGGTCTCGGCTATCTTGTTCAACGACTCGGTCGCGCTCGTGCTTGCCTTCTCGCTATCCAGGCGATCGATTGTCGCATGGCTGAAACCGAGCCCCTCGTAGTACACGCGGGTTCCGACGATCGACTGGTCCTGGCTGGCTATCTTCGTCCAGCCGTCGGCTCGCGCCGCGAGGGTCGGCTGGCTCGGGTCCTTGAAGTAGGCTTCGACCGACTGCTCTTCCAGCTTGAGGTCGTCTGGCACGCAGCCACGCTGCGCGCACATGACCATCCGCGCTATCTCGGCGAGCGAATCGCCGTTGTACATGTTCATGGTCTCGACGTCCAGGATGAGCGGGTCGTTCGCCGCGCCGAGCGCGTCAGAGCTCGTGTACGTGTTGGAGAGCACGCCGAGCTGCCCCAGCGGGACGTTCGTGGCGCCGCTGAACCTCTGGGCGTCGTTCTCGAACACGCGGATGAGCCCGCCCGGGTCAAGCGGGTTGAACTGCCCCACCGTCGGTATCTGCCCGTTCTCGTCCCTCGTGAGCGCCAATATCTTGCCGAGGTACGTCTCCATCCTGGTTCTCAACTTGATAACGTTGCCCTCGTCGTCCTTCACCGTGTGCGGCCCTATCACGTCGTCAGCGAAAAGGGTCCTGTCAACGCCGAGGAGGTAACGTTGCGGGAAAGTCCAGAACGCCGCCGCGATGTCCATGTTCAGAACGTCGCGCATGGCCTTCTCCGTTATGCCGATGACCTCCGGCGTGATGCGCGAATGCCCCAGCGGGCGGTCGTCGTCAGGGTCGAACACGAGCGGCTCTATGAGCGGCCTCCCGATCGGGTTCGGCTCGACCTTGCAGTTCCAGGTGTAGTACTTCCTGCCGTTTCGCTCCCCTTCGCCGGCCCTCGTTAACGTGAGCACGTGGTTGGGCTCGTAGACGACGTAGCGCGATGCCCTGCCGACGCGGTCGACGTCGGCGCAGACGATGCCGCAAGAAGGCCTTTCTTCCACCTTGTCCCAGATGACGCATGACTGGTTCGCCGAGTAGCTGCGCACCCGCGTATCGTCTCCGTTGCCGTCGACGGTCAACGTCGATATCCCGTGGATGAGCGAGCCGCGTACGGCCCTGATGTACTTCGACCTCAGCTTGCTCTTCCTCACCACGGATTCGAGCCCGAGGTCTTTCTTTCCAGCCATCACGAAGCTGTCGAACTTGCTCCGCACAGCCATGACGTCAACCGCCTTTTTCGGCCATCCTATTACCGCGTTCGCGTTTCTGAGCTGCTTCGGGACCTTGACGGCGCCCAGGTCCACGAAGTCGTTGTGCATGGTGTAGAAGCGCGTCAGGACGTAGTTCCTCGCACGGACCGAATGCCATGTGTCGAACAGGTCTTTGATGTCTTCAGCGTACTCGGCCGGAATCCCGTCGCAGACGGGCATCGGCAAGTTCGTGTCTTCGTACCTGATGTCTTGGGCCGTCATAGAATAACCTGCTTTCTTCTAGGGTTCCTCTTCGAATTACGCGCAGCCCACAGCGCGAGCGCGCACGCCTCCATCGCGACGTAGCCAGGGCCTTCGAACCCCCATCCCCCGGAGTTGCCTATCCGCCGCTTCTCGACGTTCGCCGACGCGATGTCGAGCGCCGCCTGCCCGTCGTTGCTTACATGGCTCGCCGAACCCTCGTCCAGCTCGTCGTAGAGCCGGCCGCAGGCGTTGGCGACGTCGGCGGTCGTCGCCTGCACGGCGAACCCCTTCGGCACGTTGCCCATGGAGTCGGTTACGATGGTCGTTCCGGGAAGGCCGTCCATGATGACGCACGACGCCGTGGACTTCCTCTTTGCCAGCTGCTCGCCGAGCGCATGGAGGTTGCCGCCGGAGTCCCCCACCTCGACGAGCTCGAACGCGGCCATCCCGTCCTTGTCGATCGCGCAGCCCGCGAGGGCCCACGCACCGTCGAAGCGGCTGAACTTGAGCCCGAACGCGCGGCGAACGTCGGCGAACCCCTCCATCGTTGGAATCGACGTGTCCGACCACAGGTCGCGCGGGATGAACGTCGGGGCATCGTCGTCGGCCTCGTCTGGCATCCACCATCCCAGGCGGTCGCCCGCGAACTCGCGCGGCTCCATGCCGTCGAACTCGCCCTCGACCGCCGAGTGGTTCATGATGTAGTCCCATCCGGGGTTCATGCGCCGCCATATGTCGCGGTCCTGCACCTTGTACGGCAGCTCGGAAATCTTGCATTCGAGAGCCCATTCAGCCCATGCCGCGTTCGACGTGCCGCCGCGCGCCCTCCGTCTCATTGCCGGGAACACGTCGCCGTGGCTGTTCTCGTCCTCGGGCGTGCCTATGTAGATGGCCTGCGAATCGCCGCGCGGCCCTGCCGATATGGTGGGCAGGCTCGCCTTCTGCTGGCCCTTGGTTAGCTCCTGCGCCTCGTCGTATATGATCACGTCGTAGGTCTGGCCACGCGATTTGAGGTTCGATCGCGTGGTGAAGAAGATGTACCCGTTGACCTCAACCATCTCGCCCGTTGACTCGTCGAAACGCGTGTCGTGGTAACTCACGTAGCCCTGCCCGTTCGCCTGCCTCACGACCGACTTGCTGAACAGGTCGGGGTGCTTGTCCCTGTCCATGAACGGCTCGCAGAACAGTTTTCGCATCTCGTCTGCGGTGTCCTGGTTGTGGCACGTGTACAAGATGCGCTCGCCCAGCACCGTGACGCCGTACTTGCAACGGGCGCGCACGTCCCACGACTTGCCGTTCTGACGAGGGACTGACAGCCCGATTGCCGGGTGCAGCAACTTGTTGAAATGGTCTCGCGCGAGCATCACGTCGAGGAAGTCACGCTGCCACGGCTGCGGCTCCTCGTAGTAGGCGGCCGCGAGCTCGGCGGCGATCTCGCCGTCGGAGTTCTCGCCCGCGGTCCAGTTGACGCTGAACGTCGGCTTCTGGTTGTCGACGGCCTGCGTCACTTGGACTCCTTCTCCGCCTTCTTGCGCGCGGCCCTGTCGACCGGGCTCTCCACGCTAGGCTTCACGGGCACCTTGGCGCTCACCTGTATGCCCAGCGCGGCCTTCAGGCGCTCTATCTCGCGGTTGATTCCCGCGAGCTCGTCGATGAACGGGTTGGCTATGTTTTGCTTGTCGTCGGGGTCTCCCGACACGATGCGACGCGGCACGAGCAGCAGCGGCTTGCCGTCCTTCTTGTTGAAGCTCATGGACTGGCAGTTCTCCGCGAGCGCGTGCAGGTTGCACAAAGCGGCCAGCGTGAAAGCCTCCACGTCCTCGAAGTCGTACGTAAGCGTGTAGGCGTTCCAGTACGGCTCCGCGTTCGCGGTCACGTAGGCTGGTTTCGGCGGTATGTGGCGGTTACTCGTCATCGCCGCCGTCCAGCTCTATGTCGGGTGCGGACTCAAGCTCCGATTCCACGTCGATGCCCACCTGCCGCAGCTTGTCGAGCTGCGCCTGGTCCAGGTTGAGCACGCGCAATACCTGCTCGAGCGTTACGTACTGCTCCCACGCGTTTATGCTGATTGCCTGCATGAAACGCTTCTTGGCCGCCTCGTCGTGGAACACGATCGTGGCGAAGTAGTTAATGCTATCCTTCTCGGCGCTGTCGTCACGGATGCGCTGGCGCGCGGCCTTTATCTCGGCCATGTCAGACTCCACGCCGTTAACCTCGTCGTTGTCGAGCAAAGCCGAGAAACGGTCGTCCCCGTCGAACATCATGTCCACGCTCATATCCGAGAAGCCCATGTCCTCGAAATCGAGGTCGAACTGGCCGGCGAGGTCGGCAAGCTTGTCGAAGTCCCAGTCGCCTTGCAGGTCGGGGTTGTTCAGCTTGACGTTGAGCTGCGCCTCCTCGCGCTCGTCCACGTCGATGACGTTGACCATCAGCTCGTAGTCCTTCGAGCCTTCGAGGGCATCGAGCTGGCTTATGCGCTGATGGCCGCCCACAAGGTTGCCCGTGCGGCGGTTCCAGATTGGAAGGTCCACCAGGCCATGCTCCTTGAGCGAGCTGCGCAGGCGCTCGGCGCTGTCCCTGTCTATCTGGCGCGGGTTGTAGGGCGCGTTCTTGATCAGCGCGCGGCCTATGACCTCGGGATTGCCTTTGTCGAACCTACTTCTTCCACTCATAGCGTTTCAGATTCTCCTGCCTGAACACTGCAGCCCCAATAAGCGGGAACCACGATTCGATTCGTCTGTAGTCCTGCGGAAAATGGCGCTTGAGCCCCGTCATGGCCTCCTGCTCCAAACCCGGGAAGCTGTAGCCCATGGCGCGGCTGTCCTTGCCGATTCGCAACTTGTGGACCTTGATGTAGTGGAGTATGTCGGACTTGTTCCAGTTCGCCACGGGGTAGAAGCGACCGCGGACGGGGTCGACCGTCCCCGAGTGCTTGATCATCGCGCGGCGCACGAGCGAATCGCTCACGCGCTCCCCCGCCGCTATCCAGTGGAAGCCCGTCGCCCAGCGCACGTAGTTGTAAACGTCGTTGAACCCGATCAACGGCACGTCGTAGTTCGCCGGCCTCATCGCCCCGTAATGGAGGTTCGAGCTCAAGTTGGGGTGCGGAAGGTCTATTATTTCCAGACCAGGGTAACGACGTTCGTACCAGTCGATTTGCTCGTCCGAGAACGACAGATGCGGGAACTGGTACATGTGAAAGGCGGCAACGTGCTCGAAATGACGCATGCACATGTCCAGCACGACGATGGACTCCTTGCCGCCCGAGAACGACACGATAACGGAGTCTGAAACGGCGGAAGCCGTCTTTATCGGGTCGAAAAGCTCGACTCCCACCGCTTTTCGCCGCCTTAGTGGCCGCTTCCGGCCGCGCCTGCTGCACGGCGAGCATTACGGGCGTTGATACGCGCGTTGACGCGCGCGCGGCGAACGGTAGTGCCGCCGGTTCCGACCGCAAGAGTAGGAATGCGATTCATTCTGACCTCCTCCCGGTTGCGTCAGGCGGCGCTCTCGCGCCGACGCTCCCGAACGGGTTTCGCTACCCTTGCGACCCGATGGGCGGCCCGCACGTCCGTAGCGCTCCTACAACCAAGTTTCCGGAAACAGCCGTTTCCACCATCGATTGTGGGCGCTATGGGTGTCGCATGTTGTCGCATGCTCCTGGCGCAAGTTGTCGCATAATGGAGGCAGGGTCATGAGATGAAAGGGGATTCCGATGAACAAGAAGACGGCAATCGTGGCGGTAGTAGTCGTTGTGGCGCTGGTTGCTGCAATTGCCCTCCTGGCGAACGCGAATGCCCAAAGCCAGCGCGAGGCATACGACAAAGCCGGCCTTTCAAGCAAGCAGCAGGAGACGGTAGACGAGGTTCACCAGACGGCGCAGGAGTTCCGCTTGGAAAAGGAGAAAGCTGATACGGCGATGCAGGAGGTTGAGGAATCGTTCTCCGTCGCCGAGAGCGTGATGGAGGACTACAACGACTCCGTCGACATGAACGCACCCGACGAGTCGATGATAGACGAAATCGCCGACGTCCTGGAAATCAGCCGCGACGAGGTATCCGACATGCTCGGGGAAGACGGCAAGTTCGGCAAGAAGGCAGATGACGTCCTGATCGTCATGAAAGGCCAGCGGTTGCTCGAAGCGAACGAAGACGCCTACGAAAAGGCAAAGGAGCTTGCCGGTTCCGACGAGTAACCCGCATGTGAACAGAGCCCGCTAGACAGCGCCCCTACCTGGGGCGCTTTTTCATTGCTTCCGCTCGGGCTGGTCGATGACCACCGCGCCCTCGGGCAGTTTGTCCACCGGCACGAGCGCGAGGGCGTACCCGCAGGCGGCGGCCACGGTCGCCACGAATCCCGCTTGCTTGTCTCGGTTCTGAAGCGCGCTGCTGAGGTGGTTCGGTGATTTGCCTATCCGCTCTGACGCGGTGCGCAGGCTCAAGCCGGAAGCCTGGACGATCGCGCGGATTGCGTCGTTTGCTTGCATTGTCTCGCCTCGTTTCTGATCTGTTGCATGTTGAAACAAATAATACACGTTCATTGTTTATAGTGCTACACGTTCATTGTGTGCATTATGTGGAGAGTGCTACACGTTCATATAGCATGCTACATATTCATGTAGTATTCATAGTGTCGAAAGACGGATGAACCTTGAAAACTGAAGACCTCAAAGCCGGGAATGGCCAAGAGCGGCAGCGCGCGAAGACGGGCCACGGTAGGCGGCGGGGAAGCAAGACCAACACGACGAGCAAAGGAGGGGCAACCATGGCGAACTACAAAACGGCTTTTTGCGCGGTCATGGACGGCATGAAATGCAACGACCTCATGAATGACGAATGGGCGCAGTACAACTTCAGGCAAGTGTTCGAGGCTATAAGGATCGCGGAGCTTGTCGAGCCGGGCGAAAGCCGGTTCTATTCTACGGGGTCGCAAGTCGGTTTAGTCGAGCACAGCACGGCGCAAGACGCGCACGACTGGGCGCACGACACGCACGAAAGCCAAAAGCCTAACGCCTACGCAATAACGCGGCTATCAATGCGCGGCTATCGGGTTGAAAGCATCTTTTAGCAAACGGGAAAACGGCGCGCCTGAAGGGGGCGCGCAACGACATAGGGAAGGGGCCGGAAATGGCAAGCTTCGATTACATGGCAGAGTTTGGGCACAGCGCGGACGAGTTGCGCGAGGTCATCGCGGAACTGAGCGAGCAGACGGGCAAGCAGAAGCGCGAAATCTGGCACGGTTTCATTACCTACGCGAACAAAGACCTTGGCGAACTTAAAGCCTGGTACGCGAAGGACATCGAGCGTAAGCGGCTCATGGACGCGGGGAAGGCGCTTTTCGTCGAGACCTACGACGACGACAGCGAAGCCGACGAAAGCTAGACGGCAGGCAGGCGGGGCGCGCTCGAATCGGGCGCGCCTCGGAGGTTGCGAGAAACGGAGAACGATCATGCAGCGGGCAACCTACACAAGCCGGCGGGATCGCCGGAGGGCGGAACGCGAGGAACGCGCACGGAGGCGGCGCGAATGGTTGGAGCTGGCAGGCATCGCGCCGAAGGTGGCGCGGACGCTGGCAGGATAGGAAAGGCGGCGCGCCTCATGGATGACGGCCACGGGGCGCGCCTTGCATCAGTCGGGACAACTGACGAAGGAATGATAAACCATGATGACGGAGACTAAGACCACGTTTTGGCAGGATTTTTCTATTGCTGACCGTTTCGGGCTGGCAGCTATCAAAGACACGTACAAGCGCGCGTTTGAGGAGTGGCGCGAAGACGTCGAGTACGCGGCGGAACTGGTAGTTGTACTCAATCACAAGATCTGGCAGCACTACGAGCGCGGCGACATGCGCAAGGCGGAACTTTACGACAAGTTCTGGAAAGAGGCGGACGCCTGGTGTTATGAGCACTTCACGGGCGAAGATGCGCGCTACTACTTCATGGTCACGGATTAAACGGAGGCGGAACGATGGCGGAAATCATCAAAGATAACGGCTACGGGCGCACGGACCATTACGAAATCGTGGACGCGGTGCCGGCTGGCTTTTTCGTCTGGAACATCGGCGAGCACGCGCCGGCGGGCTATGTGCCGTTGTGCGAGTCAATGCCTGATGACAAGTGGAGCGTGAACATTGATACGCTGAAGGCCATTAAGCACGACCACGCGCGCGAAATCTTGCGCGCAGCGGGTGCAGGCGGGACCACGCTTGCGAAATGTCGCAAGAAGGCGCGCAGCTCTGACGAATGGGTGCGCAGGCGGTGCGCTGAAGCGTTGCCGTACATGGAACAAATCACTTGGAACTAACAGCCATACGCGGGGCCTCGTTTCGGCGGGGCCTTGTTCGATGAAGGGGGGGGCAATTATGAGCAGTTGGGCATTTACCACGTACGAGCGGGACGCGCGCGGCGCGTGGACTATCACGAAGCACCACGACAAGCGGCGGGAACCTCGACACGGCGTGCACGCGGTGCAAATCAAGGGCAACGGCGCGCAAACGGTTGTTTACGTGCATGACGACACGGCGGAAGGCCTGGACGCGCTGACAATTCGCAAGTTCGCGGAAGCGGCGATAAGCAAACAGCTCTATTGGAGCAATGAGCGGTGCGTTTATTGGTTCTACGACTTCGAATTGTGGGGCCATTGGTGCGAGTCTTTGCCGCTCGAAGACTGGGAAGAGCAGCTAGAAATCAGAATCTATAGCTAGGGGGGCAATCATGACGTTATACAACGCTGAAGGATGGTACGCGGCAAGTGAGCGCGGCGAAGTTCGCGCGGGCGACCTGGTAACGGGCGACGTAGTAATGGACGCAATGAACGCATTGCCGCCGGTTTGCATGCGCACGTCATGCGCGCAGCTCGGCGAGCCGTACGCGCACGCATGCGACGACAACGGGCGCTATAGGCCGCTTTTCTGGACTTGGCGATTTAACGACAAACCATATACGTACAAAGTCGATACTTGGGGGCCGCTGGCAACTTGGGAGTTTTGCGGCGCGTGTTTCGCGGGCGAGACGATCAACCGGGAAGAGCGATACGAACCTACACAGTCGGAGGTGATCGCGTAATGGCTATTTTTATAAACATCAGGTACGCGGACGGTGACGGCGCGATTACTCAATGCGACGCGCAGACATGCGCGCAGGCCGTCGACGCGCTGAAGGCGTTTTTTCTGGACAACGCAGACAAGGAGCGCAGCGAGGGCGGCGCGCCGGTCGAGCGTATCAGCGCCATAAACACGGCGAAACTGGACGACGTTTACGCGGTCGAGTTCTAGGGGGTTTGTTATGTGCATTAGCAGGGTTGACATACGCACGGCATACGACGCGCACGATTTTTTGCGCGCGCTCGGGTTCGATGACTTCGACATTCGGGAATTTGGCGAGCTGCTAAACGAGGACGAAAACGAAGATTTGGCCTACAAGCACGAGCAGCTCAAAGAAGAATTTGCATGCTATGAGCGCGCGCTTGACGCCGCGCAGGGCGTTTTAAACGACGTCATGAACCTATGCCAAGAGCTAGCAGAAAGACAGCGCAGCGCGCAGGGGCGGCGGGCGCTCGAATCGGTTTACAAGCTGGTTTATGAATCGGAGGCGGTGTAATCATGAGCGAGTACGTATACAAAAACAACGGCGACATGACGCCGGAATGGCGGCGCGTTTATGTCATTTGGTGCGACGGTGACGAAGTGGGCGCGCTTTTCGACAAACAGGCGGCGGAAGTGCTAGCCGAAAGCCTGGAGGACGCGGGAAATTGCGACGTATACACGCGCGAATACTTGCAGCCGCTAGAACATGCGCATTGGCTAGAAGGTAGCTTGCATCTGATGCGGGCACGATGAAGGATCGCGGCGGTTCGGAACCTACACGGTTTAACCGGATGGAGGCCGGATCGCCGCGCCGGCATGTAAGGAGGTGGCATAATGCAGGCGATAGACTTAAGAGCGGCCCTGGACAAGCTGGAAGACGCCCTATACACGATTCACGACTGGGCGGAGGGCCGCGCGCGCCTGGACGGGTGGCAACTGGCCTATGCCGGCGACGTGTACGGGGTGCCACGGGTGCCATATGAAACGCTGAGGCGGTGCGTAGCCTGGAGCGACGGCGTGCAAACGGCATTTAAGCGCGGTACAAGGGCGCGCGAGCGTCAAACGGTATGGAACTACTACAGCAGGTTAAAAACGGCCTTAAAGACGGCCTAGGAGGGCGGAAACATGGAACAAATAACGCATTGCATGAGCATTTTAGAGCCGTGGGCATCAAAAATTGTGGCGCGGCAAAAGTCGATAGAATGGCGTAGCCGGAAGCTGATCGCGCGACCGCCTGAGACAATCGCCATTGCCACGAGCAAGCGCGGCGCGGGCGCCACATTGCCGGGCGGGCATATAGTCGGAATTGCGCGAATAACTGCCGTTGTGCCGTGGAGGAACACGCGCGAATTTTTCGAGCGCGCGGGAGATATAAACGACTATTACAACCGGGAACAGTGGAGCGGCTACGCGATGATGATTAGCGGTTTCGCGGCATGCGAGCCGGTGCCGGTTCGGGGCAATGTCGGCATTTATAAAGCGCCTGAAGGATTCGCGCCGGTTTACGCTGAGGCGCCGGAACAGTTGCGCGAATGGTGGAGCGCGGCAGGCGCTCGGGCATGGTCTGAGGGGCCGCGTGACGCCGCAGAGAGCGAGTTAATGGAGCTGATGACCACGCGCGGCATAGGATGGCGCATAGACGATTAAGGAGGCTTGAAATGGTCGAGAAATACCAAGACTACGAGATAAGGGCGTATTTCGGCGAGTTCTTCGACGAGTACGAGCAGCAGGCGCGGGACATGCTCGAAAGGTTCGACTGGAAGACGATCGAGCATTACATGGATCGCGACATAGCCGAAAGGCTGCACCTGGAGCTTGCGCCTTGCGCAAACGAGCGTTTTTTACTTGCCTACATGATGGCTCACACTGAGAAGTACGGCGAGGACTTCACGATAAGCTGAGAGAAGCGAAGCACGGCAGCGCCTCGGGGTTACGGCCTCGGGGCGCTTTCTTTTTTCGCCTGGACGGGATCGCCGGCGCGATCTTGCCGGACTGTGTAGGTTGCCGGCCGCGGCGATCGGTCGGATCGCGTTGCGCGCGCTCGGAAATCATCTGAAAACACCACGTGAACGTATTGTGTCGCCAATAGCGACATGGTACAATAAAGCCAACGACGGCGGCAAGAGGCCGCTGCAAAGCCGAAAGGGGCAAAGATGGAAACTAGGACATACTACACGGTAGAAACAGGCTGGACTTGGCGTGTTCATGTCGGCGACAACTACGAAGAGCGGCGCGGCGATTCGCCGTCTTGCGAATGGTTCGACACGATCGAGGAGGCGCGCGAGGCGTACGGGCGCGAGGATATCGCGCAGACGTGGAACACCGAAAAAACGACGGCGGGGCGCGCATGGCGGCATAAGGCGGCATACAAACAGCTGAGCGTTGATGTGTTCGAGGTCGACGAAGACGGCGGCGAGGACATCGTAAGCTCTGAGATTGTCGCTATCGAAACATACGAAGGCTAAAAGCAAACAAAAAGGCCTCGCACGGGAACCGCGCGGGGCCTGTTTTCTTGCCTGGAAGGGGGCACAGAATCATGAAACGGTCGAAGGCTGATTTTAAGGCGTTGCGCGAAACGGTAGGCATGAGCCAGCAGGCGCTAGCCGACGCGCTGCACGTCGACAAGCGCAGCATTCAGCGGTGGGAAGCACCAGCCAATGCCTGGACACCGCCGGCAGACGCTTGGAAGGTGCTAGACGATGCACGCGAGCGCCAACGCTGGACTGTGGAAAACGCGTTAGAGATCGCACGATCGCCGGAGAACCTACACACGCCGGTAACGTTGACGTACTGGAAGAGCCAAGCGGACTACGAGCGCGCGGGCCACGTGGGCGACTACCAGATGGCGAACGCCAACGCGCGCATGATCGCGACGTTTCTCGAAGACGAGGGGCGCGCGGTTTCGTTCGGGTTCGGCGGGTTGCGCACGGCCGGCGCGGACGTCGATTACCAGGGGGAATGACAGGATGTTTTGCCATGCTGAACTGGGCTTATTTGTCAAGTCGCATTTGCGCAGGTCAGCGGGGGGAGAAATCGCACTGGCGCATGCGGGTTGCTAGCCGAGGCTAACTTTAAAAGACCGGCCTAGTGCCGCCTCACCAGTCGAACGTCGGGACCACGCCTGGGGTGCCGCTTCGGCTGTTGCCGCTCTCGAGCAGCTCGGCGGGGCGCCATATGGGTGGGGGGGTCTTCGGCTTCACGGCGCCGCGCATGATATCGTCGACCGTTTTCATCGACTTGTCGGACCGCCATATGTTGCAGCAACGATGCGAAGCTTGCAAGTTCGAAGGATCGTACAAGCTGCCGCCTTTAGAGACCGGCTTGATGTGGTCGGCTTCGAAGCTCATCGGATCTGGCGACTTGAGCGAGTAGTCTATGGAATGCCAGCAGATGGCGCAATCGTCATGGCGGGCGCGGCACTTGCTGACCGCACGCCTGTATCTCGTGGAGTTCGCTACTCTGGGATTCGATGACATTCTCTGTACCTTTCGGGGATAGCCTCGTACACCGCCACCTTGGCACGCCTGCTCAGGCGCTCGAGATGCTGCCGGTTGTAGTGCAAGGCCATCGAGCACTGGAGCCACGTCTTGCCTTCTATGCAGCGCATTCGCCAAGCTTCTGCGACCTCTGGGGGCCTTACCAGGGGCAGGGCCTCGTAGAACCCGCTCTCCAGGTCTGCTTGCCTGTCTGCGAGCTCTACGAGCTTTTCGAGGTTGTCCCTGTTCTTTGCTATCGCCGAGTCCATCCTCGCCTGCATGTCGGCGGGCATACTGCCCATGTGCGAGCGTATTTCCTCGAGGTACGATATGGCGCCTTCGACGGACTGTTGCGCCGCCTTGGCGGTCCTCCACCGCGCCGATGCCGCCGACACGTCCTCGAGCCACCTATCGACGCGTAAAACCTTGTCTTCCTCGCTCAACATCAGCTAATCAGAACCTTCTTCTCCGCGCATCCATTCGAGCACGCCTTCCCAGCACTCCCTGGGCTCGTTCTCGCAGCCGCCGAGCCACGCGCAGTGAGCGCAGCACCAGCCGCCCTCGTCGTACGCGGCGAGCGCCCCCGCGCCGCCCCCCGGCC